ACGGCGAGCAAACCGCGCAAGTCGTCACCCGCGCGAAACAAGAAGGCCACGACATCGCGGTCGCGGCCAACTACGGCCTCGAAGGCACGCGGTTCGACTGGGAAGAAATCCCCGTCTTCCCCCGAGGCCTAGACGGCTACAGCAACGACGTCATCCCGGCCTACGCGATGGACTGGGGCAAGCCCACCGACCGACAGCCCCTGGTCGTGACCTTGTTCGACTGCTGGGTCTTTCGTGGCGCTGGCTGGAATCTGCTGGAGAACATCGCGTCATGGGTTCCGGTCGATCACTTCCCGGTGCCTGACGGTGTCGCCGACTGGCTGCGCAACGAAAACGTCACCCCGATTGCAATGTCCAAGTTCGGCAAGGACGCCATCGAGCGCCTTGACATTGAGACCCGCTACATCCCCCACGCCATCGACACCACGACGTTTCGCCCGACCGAGATGCTGCAAGGCACCGAGGGCGCAGTCCCAGCACGCCGCTGGATGGGCGTCCCAGATGACGCATACGTCATCGGCTGCGTTAGCGCCAACAAGGGCACAACCGACCGCAAGTCGTTCGCCGAGGCCTTCCTTGCCGCCGGCCTGGTCATGTCTCGCCACGACGACGTCTGGCTTTACCTGCACACCGAGCCGACTACGGCGATGCAGGGCCTCGACCTACGCAAACTGCTGCGCGCATGCAACGTGCCGATGGAGCGCGTGAAGTTTGTCGACTCCTATTCCTACCGCATGGGCATCCCCAAGGAAGCCCTCGCCGCGATCTACACCGGCATGGACGTCCTACTTCAGCCCTCCCGCGGCGAAGGTTTCGGCATCCCCGCCGTTGAGGCGCAGGCGTGCGGCACTCGCGTCGTTGTCTCTGACGCCACCGCCCAGGCCGAGCTGTGCGGCGACGGCTGGAAGGTCGACGTCCAACCGGCTTGGGATCACCCCCAGGGCGCCTGGTTCTTCACCCCCATTGTCGGCAGCATCGTCGACAGCCTGGAAGAGGCCTACGCGCGAGGCCGAGGCCGATCACAGGCCGCCATCGACTTCGCCGCCCAGTACGACGCCGACAAGGTGTTCGAAGAGACGTGGCGGCCATTCCTTGCCGAGATGACCCAATGACGACCTTTATGGATCGGTGGCTGTGCACCCGCTACCGCGACCTCGACCGCCGCGGCCCCGCCTTCGACAAGATCACCGCCCACCTTGAAAGCCTCGGGCGCGACGTCATCATCGTTGAAACGGGCTGTCTGCGCGAGGAGGGCAACTGGGGCGGTGACGGGCAGTCGACGCTGGTCTGGGATGCCTTCGTCAACTATCAGGGCGGCCAGGTCTTCAGCGTCGACCTCGATGTCAAAGCCGCAGCACTCGCCAACTCGCTCACCAGCGACAAGACCCGCGTCGAAGCCAACGACTCCCTCGCCTACCTGCTGCACCTAGCAACGCTCGGGTTGAGCGTTGACCTGCTGTATCTCGATTCCTACGACATCGACTGGTCGCAGCCTGAACCCTCAATGCAGCACCACGTCAAAGAGTTGGACGCGGCTTGGCCGATGCTCAAGCCCGGCACCGTCATTGCCGTCGACGACAACCTGCCTCAAGTAGGCAAGGGCTACCTCGTCGCCCAAGTCGCTAAGCGCGAAGGCTGGACCGTACTGGCTGAGGGATACGTCCTGGCCTGGATTGTGACCTAGGAGGAAACGTGGCGATCACCAACGGCTACGCGACGCTGAACCAGATCAAGGCCGCGCTGCGCATCCCCACCGCTGACGCTGTCGACGACGGACTGCTTGAAATGGCTGTTGAGTCTGCCTCGCGTCTGATTGACGGCTACTGCAACCGCACCTTCATCAACGCCGGCACCGCGACGCGCTACTACGCGACCCATGACCCCTACGTTGTGCAGATCGACGATGCGCGCTCTATTACCTCGGTGGAGACCTCAACCAGCGAGGATGGCGTCTACGACATTTCTTGGGACGTTACTGCGCACACCGGCGACGTGCAGCCTGAGCCGATCAACGACTACATCGGCGGCCTTGTCTGGCCGTACACGCGACTGCGCGCCATTGGCGACTATGTCTTCCCCATCGACCGCGAGACCACCGTCAAAGTGGTCGCATCGTGGGGCTGGCCCACAGTCCCGACCACGGTCCAGCAGGCGTGTGTCATTCAGTCCATGAGACTTTTCAAGAGACTTGACTCTCCCCTAGGCGTTGCGGGCGTTGGAGATTTAGGAATTCTTCGAGTCTCGCGCGGCCTGGACCCCGACGTCGCGCAGTTAGTCGAGGCCTACCGCCGCTTCACCGGGGTCGCGTAATGGCGACCATGTCCGAGCTGCGCGCCGCACTCGCCGTCAGACTGGCGACGATCACCGGACTGCGCACCTCGGCCACCCTGCCCGACCAACCCAACCCGCCGCAGGCGGTGATCTATCCCGAGCGTGTCATTTATGACACCGCACTTGGGCGCGGCTCCGACGAGTACACCTTCATCGTGCTCGTCATCGTGGGCCGCATCGCGGAACGTTCCGCACAGACCTCGCTCGATGCGTACTGCAATCCAAGCGGTGCGACCTCGATCAAGGCGGCAATCGAAGGCGAGTCAACGCTCGGCGGCAAGGCCTTCGATTGTCGAGTCACTGAGATGCGCGGGCAGGGAAGCCTCGCAGTCGGTGACGTGACCTATCTGACCGCCGAGTTCATTGTGTCCGTCATCGCCGCCTAAGGAGAAGAAATGGCGAAGTTCGTAGGCAAGAACACGCGGGTCAAGGTTGGCGATGTCGACCTGACCAGCTCCATCGCAAGCGTTACCCTGAACCAGACCGTCAACGAGATCGAATCGACCGGATTCGGCTCGGCTGCTGTGCAGCGCATTGCCGGCTTGCAGGACGCCAGCGTCACGATCGACTTTCATCAAGACTACGCCAGCGGCTCAGTTGCTGAGACTGTCGGCAGCGTCTTCGGCGGCACCGCTGAGGTGAAGATTCTGGCGGGCACGGCGCTGGCCCAGTCCACCGCATCTGCCACGGCCCCGCTGTACAGCGTGACCGTGCTGTGCTCGCAGCAAGACCTTGTCAACTCCCAGGTCGGTGACATCTCCACCTTCAGCGTCACCTGGCCTGCCGTTGGCACCGTCAGCAAGTCCACAAGCGGAACCTTCTAAGGAGACCAATCACATGCGATTGAACCTGCGCGTCACCTACCTCGACGGGTCGGCGGCCGATGTTGTCGCTTCGGCTGCCGACCTCGTCGCCTTCGAGCAGCGATGGGACAAGTCCGTCGTCAAGTTCGGAGAAGAAATCCGCATGACTGACCTGTGCTGGCTGTCTTGGCACTCGCTCAATCGGCGCAAGGAAACAGAGCTGGACTTCGAGCCCTGGCTGGAGACCATCGAAACGGTGAGGTCGGGCGCTGCGTCCGAGATCACCCCTTTGGAGACAACTCAGCCCACTGGCTGATTGCCTACCTAGCCTGCGAGACGGGCATCGCGCCATCGGCGCTGCTTGAGGAATCTGACCGCATGTTGTTCACCATGACGAAGTATCTGTCGTGGAAGTCCATGCAATCTGGAAGGGCCCGCTAATGCAGATTTCCATTCAAGGTGCCGATCAGGCACTCAGGGCTTTGCGGGTACTTGAGCCCGAAACGGCGCGCGAGGTGGGTCGGGAGATTTCCAGCGTGGGCGCAGGTCTAGCCGCTGCCGTGCGCCGTTCGGCTCCAGGTCAAGCACCCATGAGCGGCTGGAAGCAGACCAATGGTGCGCGGGGCTCGCGCAGAGGTGCGGGCTGGCCGGGCTGGTCTCAGATTCAGGCAACCTCACGACGCCGTGGCATGACGGCACTCGTTACTACTTCGTCAACACCTGGCGCTATTGCGGTGATGTTTGAGTCTGCTGGCATCAAGGGTGGCCGCACCAATGCAGGTCGCCAGATGATCGCCAACATGGACCGAAACGCAAAGATCGTCAAAGCTGGAAAATACTCTGGCCGGCTCGGTCGCAAGATCATTTCTGAGGAATACCCCCAGATCATTGAAGACATCCGGGCGGCAGCCGAAAAGGCGGTCAATCGAGTGAACAAGTTGATGCCCTAATGGCTGTCATTTCGGGATCAGGAAAAGGCATCCAAATTGTTGTCGGTGCTGACTACACCGGCAAGGAGCTTCAGCGCGCCATAAATGACCTCGAAAGAGTCAAGCGCCAGACCCAGACGACGGGCAAGAAGCTCGCCGCTTTCGGTCAGGGCATGTCGACTATCGGCAAGAATCTCAGCCTGTATGTCTCGCTGCCGCTGGCTGCTGCCGCTGCTGCTGCTGTCGCGTTCTCTACTGAGTTCGGCAAGTCGATGGCGAACGTGGCGACGCTCATACCCGAGAACACCGGGCGCGTCGAAGACCTCAAGGATGAGCTGCTCGACCTCGGGCCTGAGGTGGGCAAGTCGCTCAACGATCTGTCTGGCGGCCTCTATCAGGTCATCTCAGCGTTCGGCGATACCGCCGACACGGTCACCATTCTGGAGACCAACGCTCGCGCCGCCACCGCTGGAATGGCGAGCACGACTGACGCGATCAACCTGACGAGCGCGGTCACTAAGGCCTACGGCGACACCAGCGCCACGGCAGTCGAGCAGGTCTCAGACCTGGCGCTGCTCGCGGTGCGACTGGGCCAGACCACCTTCCCTGAGTTGGCCGCCAGCATTGGTCGAGTGACACCACTCGCTGCCGAGTTGGGCGTCACACAGGAAGAGCTGTTCGCCAGCATGGCGACCCTGACGGGTGTCACAGGTGGCGCTGCTGAGGTGTCGACGCAGCTGCGCGGTGCGCTCCAGGCGCTGCTGGCTCCTACGGCTGACACGACTCGGGCGTTCAAGGATGCCGGCATTGAGTCAGGCACCGCGCTCATCCAGCAGGAAGGCCTCGCTGGCGCGATCCTCTTTCTTGTCGACGCCGCTGAGCGCTCAGGCCAACCGCTTCAGAAATACATTGGCAGCATCGAGGGCCAGACTGTCGCGCTGGCCTTGGCTGGCGCCCAGGGCGACGAGTACACCCGCAAGCTTGGCGAGATGGAGCGCGCCAGCGGGACGACCACTCAAGCCTTCGAGGCTGCAACAACCGGCGTGGGAGAGACGGCCTTCACCTTTGAGCAGCTGCGCGCTGAGGGCGAGCGCCTACTGGTCAACCTAGGCGACGGCATCGCCCCCGCCTTGATGGCTGTGCTTGACGCCGTCTCGCCTCTCATTGACATGGTCTCGGGCTTGGCTGAGCAGTTCACCAACCTTGACCCAGGGATGCAGGCCTTCGTTGTATTCCTTGCGGGCGCGGTTATCCTCGTCGGGCCACTGCTGGCGGTGCTGGGCACAGCAATCCGCACGGTGCAGACCTTGCAGGCTGCACTCATTGGGGCAGTCGGCGCCACCAACGCGCTCAAGGCTGCGCTCATCTCGTCCGGCATCGGTGCGGCCATCGTCGTCATCGGTAGCGTCATCGCTGCCCTAGCGGTTTCCAACTCGCAGGCCGACCAAGAGATACGCAACTTCAATGAGTCGATCCGCGACCAGAACGGTCTACTGCGCGACAACGCGATTGAGATGTCTCGTAAGCGCCTTGAAGAGCGTGGATACCTAGACATTGCTCAGGAATTAGGGATCAACCAGTACGACCTCGCCAAGGCTTACGCCGAGGGCGGGGATCAACTGGATCAGTACATCGCTGTCCTTCAGCCCGCTCGGGATGAGATCGACGGAAATCGTAAGGCTACCCATGAGTTCATCATGGAGCTGGAGCGTCAGCGAGATGTCACCAACGAAGCCTCTGCTGCACAGTACGACTTCCGCAAGGCTACTGACGAGGCTCAGCGCGAGACCAATGAGTTCCGCGGGAAACTTGACGCGCAGCGCAATGCGCTAAACAACAACGAGGACGCCGTCGACGGCAACACCAGCGCCTACGACGAGATGAACGGCGTGCTCGATGAAACTATCGACAGATTCCTTACTGTCAACGGTCTGCTTGACGACACCCGCGCGGTGCTGGACTACGAGCAGTCGTGGATCGACTTCGGGGAGACCCTGGACGAGACAGGCATCTCGTTCGACGGGACAACTGAGGCAGGTCAGGCTTTCCAGCGATCACTGAACGGGCTAGTCGACAACCTGCTCGGAGTGCTCGACACACAAGACGCCGTCGGCAACGAGGCTGGCATCGTTGAGCAGGCGATCAGAGACCTGGACGCTGAGGTCAACCTCATGGGCATGGACCCCGAGGCGCGCGCCAAACTACTTGAGCCCTTCAAGGCCTTGCTGGACGATCTCGCAGAAAGCGACGTCAACGTAACTCAACTTCAGCGACTCATTGACAAGCTCGAAGGTAAGACTGTCCGGGTCAAGGTGCTCGCCGACTACACGGGTTTGCCGTCTGGGATCAGCAAGCAAGACCTCGTCGGCATCGGCATGGCTACCGGCGGTCTCGTCCGTGGCCGCGGTGGCCCGATGGCTGACCTTGTCCCGGCCATGCTCTCCAGCGGCGAGTTCGTGGTGCGCGCCCAGGCGGTCAACTCTTTCGGTCCTGACTTCTTTGCAGCGCTCAACCGCGGCATCAACCCGCTGGCTGGCATGGATGCCCCACGCATGTCTGACCGCTCCAGCGGGCCCAGTCGCAGCATGGTGATCGAAAACATCAACGTGACCGCGGCGAGCAACGAGCCCGCTGAGGTTACTGTCCCCCGCGCCCTGCGGCGCCTGGCCTGGGTGAGTGGTTTGGATGGCTGAGGCCTACTACATCGACGACATTGACCTGTCGATGCTTATGACGATTCAGCGCGTCGACGCGACAGCGCACGCCCCAGCCTTGCTCCAGTCTGATTACCTTGTGCCCGGTCGCACCGGCGCTGTGGCGGTCAAGCCTTGGTTCGGGCCGTCGCCGCTGTCTATTGG